CCAATTGTAGCGCCTTGTACAATATTCCTATCTAAACTTTGTGCTGTTGTAATATCGCCTGAAACTACATACGCCTGAACAGGTTGCTGTGATTGACCACCTATTGCATCTGCAAGTTGATTTGTACCTGAAGAACCTACTGCATTAAAATCAGGAGGTAATGATGGTATTGTTGGAGGTGTTCCTAAAGTTGGTGCTGATGGCGAACCCCCACCGATTGATGGCGCTGTTCTACCTGCTAAGGTCGGAAGTTTTGTTTTTGTAATTGCTTTAACCTGTGCGAACCCTGCCGCTACTGCTGCACCCGCTGCCGCAATACCTAAAGGAATCCCTACTATTGGAATACCTGCAAGTGAATTGTATGATTTTTGAGCAGATTCATAAGTACTGATTGTGGTATTTGCTATTGCCGCTGCTTTGCCTGCTGCACTTTCTTTACCCATAACAGAAGCAAGTTGATTTAAACCATTAAGAGCCACTTTAGCTTTTTGTTTATTGGTCATATCAGCCCACTTTAATTCATTTTTATCATTTACCTTATTAATTTTTTCAATAGCTTTTACTTTCGCTTCTTCTAATTTTACCGTACTTAATCCAAGCCTTGCTGCTTCTGCGATTAACAGGTCGTAATGAGCAATAACTTTTTCAAGTTCTAAAGCCCTTTTTTCGTCTTCAGTAACCGCTTCTGCATTTCTTATTTGTTCTTTTAATGTTTTTAATTCTTTTGCTTTTAAATCTTCAGCAGCATCAATTTCATCTTGCTTTAATTTTGCCTCTGCTTTTATCCTTGCTTTTTCTGCTTCTTCTTCCCTTAAAACAGAAACCTTTTGTGCAGAAACTAATTTTGCTTTTGTCAGTGATGCAGTTTCTAAGTTTATAAGGTTAGCTTTTAAATTAGCTTCTTCAAGTAAGTCTTCTTTTTTTGACAGACCTAAAGCATTCTCTGCCTGTTTTGCCTCTAACCTTAATTTTGCTGCTGTAATTTCTTTTGCAGTTATTTCATCTTCTAACTTTGCTGCATCTGTTAAAAACTCTATTCTTTGTGCTGCTGTAAATGTTTCTTTTTGTGCAACCTTGTCTAATAATTCAGCCCTTTTTCTATTTGCTTCTGCTCTTTCAACTAAAAGCTGTCTATCTAATTTATCTGCCTTTGCTCTTTGGTCTGCTATTTTTGCAGCAATTATACCCTCTTTTACAACTTCGTCTATTACAGAGGTTACAGCTTTCTTTACTTCTTTATAAACCGTAATAACAGCGTTGTTTGCATCAGCGATTTTTTTAGCTCCACTTGCAATTTTCTTTTCAACTAAGTCTAACTCCTCTCTTAGTTGTTCAGCTTCTTCGGAGTCACCTGTGAAATCGTTCCAAGCAATTCTCATTTTTAAGATACCCTTTTGCACCTTACCTGTCAAGATATCAAAGGACCCACCCATTCTGTCTATAACCTGTTTCTTTACAAACTCGTAGCCGCTTTTTAGGGAGTTCGTAAAGTTGTCCCAAGCCTTTTGAGGGTTTTCAAATGCAGCGATAATAGTTTCACCTAAGCCTGCTATCATATCAGTGAACACCCCAACAGTTGCACCAATAACTCCCATTATTTTATTCCACTTGTTTTGACCCTCTTCTGAAGATGTAAACGCTTTAGATAAAGCAAGAATACCAATAAGTAATGCACCAATACCTGTTCCAATAATAGCAACTTTCATTAGGTTGAAACCCTTTGTTGCACCACCGACAGATTTAGTCATACCTGTAAACCCTGAAATAAGCCCCCCCGTCTTGGAATCTATTACTCCCAAAACACCACTATAATCAGCAGCATTTTCTTCTGCTTCTTTTAATGATTCATTTGCTTTTTTCCTTTCTTTAGTTACATCTTTTAAGCCTTTCTTTTCATCTCTTAAAACATCTTTTGTTTTAGCTATCTTTTTGTTTAAGGATTCCCTTGCTGCTAAGTTTGTCTTTGATGTCTTTTTTAATTGCTTTTCATAACTAAATAAGTCATTTTCAAGTCCATCAATCAATTCCGTTTGGGCTTCAAAAGAACTATTTAATTCCTCAACATTTTTCTGTGCCGTGGCTGTATCTACTTTTAAACTATATTCTTTTACTACCATTGCTTACTGTTTTTTTTATTAATCTAAAAGCACCTTTCATATCTTTTGGCAAAGCATATTTACCTTGTGCAATTCTTATGTTTTCAGAACCCCCATTTACCACCTGTAATAAATCTATTATATTTTTTATCATACTTCGTTTAATAATTCCATATCACTTTTTCCACTTTGTAGGTTTGTAGTGATTGAGTTAATAATATAGTTCCTTGAATTTATAGTAAACGTATCATTTAGTTTAAAGTTATATAAAATTCGTAAAGGTAAAAATGCTGAAACTTTTGTAATTCTTCTGCTTTCATTAAATATATCAATAATATACTCTGAATGATAGTTGTTAAATAACGTTTCGTCAAACCCACTTGCACCTGTATATTCATTTAATTCCAAACCAAAATTTATATTTTCAGTTCCACTTACAAGGTTTAAGTACAAACTATTTGATGGAACCCAATAAGAACTAAGGTCATTAAAATTAGACGCATCCTCTAAAAAGCGAATAGATGTAGTACCTGTTCCTGTTTGGTGAACACCGTAAAAAATTAAAGGTTGCCCGATATATGGTTGTTGATTTTCATTTACTGAATAGCCCCATTGGATTGTCGTAGTATTACTATTAGCAGCATCTAATAGCCTTTCATATTTCATATGCTCAAAGGGTACTGACACGTTATAAACCCTTGAAACAGCATTGTAATTTATACCGCCTTGACCATCTGAAGATGTACCACCTATGTAATTTAATGAACCCCAACCTGTCCCTGAAAGTTGTTCGTGTTGTTTTGCTAAATAAGTTCCAAGACCTGCGTATTGATATTTAATTTCCCTGTATGGTAAAGCTGAATTTACTTGACTTTTTGTTACATCAATGTAAGATGATATATCGTAAGTCACAGGTGCATCATTACCATCAATATCTGCTGAAGTGTAATAGCTATAATTTGCTGTATTTGGTTTTGCTTCTAATGGTCTAACAACTATTGTATTTAAATCATTCACGTAGGCTACCAAATTAAACGTTTTAAAAAGACCTGTTAAAAATGATATTATTGTGACATCGGGTATTTGTTCAGGAACAACAAAAGTAAATACTTTTTGAGCACTTATATTTGTAGCTGTTAAAACATCTGTGTAACTAACAGGCTCTTCTCCTGATGCCCTTGTAACCCCCTCAAAAGTTTGAACCACAGAACTAAATACAATAGCCTCGCTGTGCTGAATACTTATAATATATGTACCATTACCAACCAAAGCAGGGTTTTGATTAAAATTAAATGACCCTGTAACCTCAAAAGGCGAAGTATATATTGTTGTTCCATTTAAATAAATAACAAGCCTGTAAGGGTCTGTTGTATTTAGTGTGTTGAATTGAATTTCCCAACTTGTAATGCTGTTTGGGTTTTGTATATAAAAATTTGAAACAAAAAAACCGTTACCCGTTGGAACTATTGCTGTCGGATTGGTTGCTGTATATGGTCCAATAGGTGTGATGTAACTTGTAACCTGTGATGCAGGTTCAACTGAACCGCTTTTCCTGTGCAACCACATATAAAGGTTATTGAACTCGGGATTGTTTTCGTTAAAAAAATCCCTTGAAAAAACAATAGGAAAATCATAACCATTTGCTGCACTATATCTTGTTTCTATTTCTTCAATTATAGCGTATAATCTAACAGCGTATTTTAACTCATTCCATTTAACACCGTGAAAGTTTGAGCCGCCCCCACCACCGTGTGCATATAAATTACCTGAACCGTTAACGTGTGAAACGCTATCGTAAAATAATATTTGTGTATGAGTAATTAAAGGTGCTATAATATTTGGGTTCGTTGCAGTTAAATCATTTTCTAAATAATTCTCTATTTGTGCAGGGCTATATGTAAGGTCATAATCAGAACCTGCAAAAGCTAAAGCCCCTAATTTATCATCGCCTAAAACATCAGGTAATTCAACCGTATTACCAAAGAATGTAATTCTATATAAATATGGTAAATTGTTCTTTAAATCAACCCCCTCTAACTTTATCCTACCTGTCTTGTAGGGTAATGAATTTAATTCTATTTGAGCAGGTTTTTTTAGCCTTGCATCAAACCCGTTTACAATATCATAATTATAAAAATGTTTAAATAAAATATTATTTACTTTAGAAGCAGGGACAGAAAAAGTCTTTGTGAAAGATGTAAAAATTTTATCAATATCTTTTACGTTTTGAATTGTCTGCGTAATAGAAACCGTTTCGTCTTTAAACAAATCAATTCTTTGACCCTCAATATATAGCTGTAATTTTTGCATCTATGTTATTTCTATGTTATCGTATGTTATTTATGTAATCAAACGCATCTTCAAATTCAATCGTATAATTAATTAACCTGTTATTTAAAGATGTTTTTAATTCTATGCTTGAAGATTTAACTCGAACAGGTATTCTTTGTTCTGAAGCAGGATTATTTTTATTGTAAACTATCATCCAAACGTATTCGCTTAAAAGTAATTGCTCAAAATATTCAACAGCACCCTCGGGATAATACCCTGAACTTAAAGTATAAGATTTTTTTGCTATTGTATTAAACGTTTTTACAGGTGCGTCACTTAAAGTGTAATATGGGTCAGGGTCATCAAAACGCATTGTATTTGCTTTATATGTTTCATTTTTCCTGCTAAGGGTTTGAACTTCTTTTAAAGAAAACCAAAGGTCTTGCCCTACGCCATATTGATTAATAAAATTTATCTTTCTACCATCCCCATATTTACTGCAATTTATACGTGTGATTTTTAAATCTTCAGATATATCCGTACCTGTAATACTTGTTGAAGCTGAATTGTAATAATAAGTAGAAAAAACACCTGCACTTGTCATTCCTGAAACAAAGCCATCTTCGCCAATAGGTGTGAATATTTCAAATTCTCTAATAAAATAAGATTCCGATTTTATTGGCGCAATTAACCAAGTGCCTAAAACTATGCTGACAGGGTTGACAGGGTTGGCGCCATTAACGTAAAGCCCGTATGCTTCCCAACCGACATCATTAAAAACAGTCGGTGTTCCAACTACGCTCCCTGTTCCGTTAACGCCATCATAAGCGGTAATGGTTGTAATAATAGCTATTGTTTGAGGATAGTTGTTAGAGCTGTAATTTACCGTTAAATAATCCCTGCACAATTCAGAAATTTCAAACACCATACTTGATGCTGTTATATTTTTATTTATAGTGTACCTTAATACTCCGCCAATATTTAAGGTTAATTGCATTGATTTAATACTTGTTGAACCTACTATTTTAGTCTTGTACTGTGGGCTTCTTAAAGCGATATTTGCCATTGTTTATTTTTTTGTTCCTAATATTATTGCGTTTTCAATATCTAAAGCAAACGATTTTAATAGTTCGTCAGGTAATGCTTTTAAGCCTGATTCAAATGGTTTAGTGAAAAAGGTTGTTGCCTTTATCCCTTTGTTATATATGCTTCTAGATATTATATAAGTCATTGATTCATAAGACATAAATTTACCTTTATCGTCTTTCCATTGAAATCTTTTTTTCTTTAACCATCCATTGACCCCCTCGGTTAATCCACCTTTTTTTCCTGTTCCACTTCCGTATTGAAACTTTGAAAGCGAAGCGGTTGTTTCAGCGTATGTTGAGGTTTTACCTTTTACACCCTTATCCACAAATACACCGTAGTCTTCCATTAAAAAGTCTACAAGAAATAAGTTTGATTCTTTTATAACCTCGTAATTTAAAGTCTTATAAAGATTACCTAAACTTTTCCTTTCGTCTACAAGGTTTTTTTTCGCCTGATTAACAACTAATTTCGCATATTTATCTAAAATTAAATCTAAATTTTTATAGTCCATTAGCAAATGTATATATCGTTGTAAATCATAACAGTAATATCAGCAGTCCAACCTGCTAACTGATTATCAAACCTGTCATAAAATGGCTGCAAACTTGGAACTCCATCTAATTGGTACATATCTGTATATAATGTTCCTTTCCTTAATCGCTGTATAAGCCTATTTAAGACTGCTAGTTGAGTGTTTAGAATATCCTGAAGATTATCATTGCCTGTAAATCTATCAATCGTTAAATCCTTTGATTGGTTTACTACATCGCAAGCTAAAATACTAAGATTAAAAACCAATACATTTTCTTGGTCTTGTACATTATTTACAATGATATGCCCAATTGGAAATATATCTTGCTTATAGAGATTTATATCTGTTATATCGCCTGTGCTTACAGTATTGATATTCTTGTCTTGTAATAATTCCTGCTTGATTGCTTCCGTTAATTGATAGTAACCTCTTACGCCCTCGTTTGCCATTATTTAAATTTCTTTTTAATTTCTTTTGCTTCTACATCTGCCTTGTCTTTCATAAACGAAAGCATCATAAAACATTCGTGCATACTTAATTTAGTGATATCTTCAAATCGTCTAATGTCCCCTTTAGCGAGTCCAAAAATTGATTGATACCAACCCCATTTTTTTGAGAATTGAGATACTGCGTCAAGAGTTCCGTTTCCTGATTGTCCAAAGAGTTCGTCATAGCTGTTGATAATTCTATCCCTAAATTCCACAAAAAAAAAACTGCACTCATAACCGCATCCATAGGCATATCTAACATATCACTTGCTGTGTCTATATTATAATCCTCAATAGAATATCTTTCCTTAACGCTTACCAAAACAGGTCTATAAAGCACGTTCATTGCTTTCTCCATATTGTCCCAATCACTAATAAAAGTATCAAGGTCAATGTATTCTCCTAAAGTCATTGCATCCAATTCAGGATGAAAACCATATTCAGTTTTCCCTATTTTAAACTTTTTAACCAATGCAGGTTTTTCTTCAAACATATCGCTAATGATTTTTACAATGCTTTCTGAATCAGATAATTTTAAGCGCATAACCTGCTCAAGATTAACCTTACAGAAAACCTGTATCATTTTAGCATTTAAAAACCTGTCTTCTTTGTTTTCTTTTTGAATGTCTAAGAACTGCTTATATTGTCTTAATGTAATTTCATTTAAAGAACTCGGAATGTTTATTTTGATTGGCATATCTATATAACGTATTTAATTTAGTTTTTTATAAGAGTAAAGGTAATAAAAAAAAGGACAGCCATTTCTGACCATCCCTTTTAAACGTAAGCAACCCTATTTTATACTTACATTATATATTTACATTATACTAAGGCTCTTGCCTAATACGCTCTAATTCCCTTTCTAAATAGTCTTTAGCTTTAAGTAAGTCGCCTAACTCATCTTCTTTTCTGCCTGCACGTATAACATACTTTAAAATGTTACCTCTGCAGAAATTTAACCTGTAATCATTTATGATATCAATTACATCATACTGACCGTTTCCCTCGTAATGAATTTGCGTGCCTTTCATATTTATACGTTAAAAATTAAACCTACCACCATTCTTGTTAAAAAATAACTCGGCGCTAATATCAATACTATAATTTGAAACCTCTTAAATTGTTTCCCTAACCTACCTGCTTTGCTTAATGTTTTCATATCTATTCTTTTACTAAATTAAAGTCTGCGTGTTCTTTACAATCTGAACACAAATCTGTTTCCCAAAGTGGCGATGCACCACAGCAATTGCTTTCTAAATACATATCTGTTTTATATTAATTAATTGATGATGAGTAAGCAGTTACTGCTGTTGCATATCCCCTTGTGTACTCATCCCTACCAAACTTGCCAACTAAAGTAATTAGCGCCTGATGTTGTTCGTGTGTTAAACCTAATGTATTAAGTTCTTTAAATGCGTTATCTAGTGTCATATCTGTTCTGTTTTTATAAAAATCTTAATACTAGTACTTTTTGAATTGCAACTATCTGATATTGGTTCCTTGTAGTATAAACCGTACTTTCTAAAAATTCAAGGTGGCTCATTAAGTCTTCAGTTGACCATTGGCTAAAAAATGTAGTTGGATGCTTTTTCATAATGTTCTGTTTTTAATAGGGGTTTTTACACCCCGTTGTTTTTAGTTTTTTAAGTGATAACTGTTTAATCCATTTGGGTATTCTCCCTCCCATATTAATTCCTTTTTAATAAGGGAACCTAAAATACCTTTTAGTTGATTTTTACTACCTTTAAAGCCATCCATTATATTTTCAAAGCATTCTGTTGGAGTTTCTTCATAATCATCTCCCCAAGATATAATTTCTAATACTGTTTTTTCTAATTCTGTAATGTTTAAAGTGTTCATTTTGTTCTGTTTTAGTTTGGCTCATTATTAAGCACACACAAATATAAAACATATTTAGTTATAAACAAAACATTTAATAAGTTTTTTTTAAGAAATTAAATATCTACCTCTATTTGGGTTTTGTAATTGATATGAAATTGAATACCTGACAGCATCCAAAAGGTGATTCCAAGAATCTTGCGGGGTTTTAGACTTCTTTTCAAGCCAAGAATAGTTGTTCAATTCTTTAATTAAGTTGATGCTGTTTTCTTCAATTATTAAATCGTAATCCTGAAGCAATGAAATCCCATAGGTAATTGAACCCTGACCTTTGATTGACTTTACTATATTACACCCTTTTGATTTAAGTTCGTGAAGCAAACGAGGTTCAGCAGAATCACCCACAATTAAACTATTCTTAGCGTGTTTTAAGTTAAGCAATGCAATCTCTGACGTAGTAAGACCTTTTAAGTAAAAGCATTCTTTTAAATAAATGATTTTGTTTACTGTATCAATGTTAGTTTCTACAAGTGTATTTTCATCTGAAGCGAATCCGTAATCTTGACCAAATACAGAAACACCTACTTCTTTAAACTCTCCTATTTTCCAATTATTAAAGATAACACCCTCTGCTTTGTTTAGCCATCCACCAAGCATTTGATGCTTATACTTTTCAGGTCTCCTTTGTTTTATGTTTTCTATCTGCTCTAAATAGCTTTGAGACAGATTTTCTGCATTATCTAAATATGTAGTATGTATGTATGTGGTGTTTCCTATTGTTAAGTTTGAACTTGGAGGTACACCCTTGTCTTCAAAAAATCTTGAGTATATAAAATGTTCTTTAGTTGTTGGGTTCAAAATTAATATAACCCTGTTCTGCTGCTTTAGGTTTCTTACTGATAAATCTATCTTGTCAAATATGTTCTCATCTACAAGTTCTTCTGCTTCATCCATAACCCAAGTGCTAACATTAGTTAGAGACTTAAGGTTCGCTGTTTGGTCTCCTGATGACGTCTTTATCCCTTTAAATAATATCTTGCTTCCTGAACGCTTATTTATGATTTCATCTTTTGTTATATGAAAATCCTGCTCAATATTTAAGGTTTCTATTTTATCTATAAATTCAGGAATGATTGAAATGTATGCCGATGATAAAGTGAACCTTGTAAACAGGATAGTGTGACCTGCTTCATAGGTTAGCAATACCAACATCAAATTTATTGAATACGACTTTCCTGACCCACGCCCACCTGTCACAATGAAGTAACGTGAATCTGAATCAGTTATAGGCGCATACTTTTTATCAACATCTATCACTTAAATTTAATCAGGTCTTTAAAGTTTACACTAAAGCCCTCGGAAGACGTTATATCAACTGATTCTTTTGGTTTACCATATCTGTACCCAAAATATAAAGACATCGCTCTGCTGTCCCCTTTTAGTATCTGTTTGCCAAGTGTCCTAATCACTTCATCGTTGTCAATTAGATTGTCAAGTTTTTCTATCAACTTAACCTCATCTGCTTTTTTCGGTCTGCCTGCTCCTGCTCTTACACCACCGTTGTTTTTTCTATTATCCATAATTGAAACTTTATTGTTTATTTAATCTTTTATATATAACGTATTTATTGATTGATTTTATAATCTATTGTAATTGTTGCTATTAGAAGATACACCCTAATTGTATTGTATTTAAAGTCTTTGTCTGCATTAATGTATTCGTGACCTAAGAGAAACCTGTCGTGCGGAAAGTGAAATGCAATTTCGAGTTCCCAATCTTCTATTTTCATTTATGTTATTTTAAAATGCTGAACCACTTATTCCATCGCCTGCTTCTATCACTTCACACTTGTCAACTGATTTCCAAGACCAACTCTTTTTTAGTAATGAAAGTCTTTCAATTACCTGCGTTCGTTGTTCAAGGGTAATACCTTTTATTATGTCTAATATTGGGTCTTGTCGTTTTTTTGTTGCAGCTAATTTTTTAATCAATAAATCATTTTCTTTTTTTAAATCTTTGTACCTGTTTTCTAAATAATGAAATTTATCTATCTCATCATAATTCAACTGACTTTTAAAAATAAATAACTGTTCAATTACTGATAGCTGTTTATTATCTCTTTTATAAATAGGGTACATTTTAAAAAGATGGATAGCGTTTGCGTGATTCATATGCTTACCATTATCTTCAAAGTATTTTGCTATATTGACCCACCTCATTAATAGCTTTTCCCTTAATAAAAAAACTACTAAAGACCTGCTTTCTACATAATCTCTTTTCCTTGTATTTTCAAATATATTGATTCCAATTATTTTTCCTACTTTATCCCCTATTTCTTGAGCATACTTTACTTCCATATTAATCTGTTCTTAATTTTAAAAGGTGGTAGCATTCTTCAAATTTCTGCCTTGCCTTACCTTTGTATTCTTGTTTAAATAACTCTAACATTTTTTTTGTGTACTGATATTTTGTATCACAATCTTTTAACCATTTGCCTGCAAACACTTTTCCCTTGCCTTTAAAGTACTGAACATTGTCTGCTGAATCTCCTATAATAAATTGCTCATAAAAATTAAACATTGCCTCGTCTTCTGTAATATCTAAAACTTCTTTATGTTTATAATGATAATTGTATATCAATGCAGGAAACTGTTTGTAATCTTTATCAATTGAAACAATCATAACCTCGTCCCTACCGAACTCTTTTGATAAATCGTACCAATACCTTGCAACCATATCATCGGTTTCAACACCGTAACCCCAAATGCTATCGTAATGGTCTTTTACGTGTTGGTGCATTTCATTTAATAATGGCGGCAATTCTGCTTTTTTTCTATTTGCTTTATATGATTTGGCAAGTAGTTTTCTGAAATTACCTTTGCTTCCACTAAATGTAAGTACCTTGTCTATATCATACATATCTTCCAACTTGTTTACAATCGCCATAAACTGTTCGTGATACTTATTTCGGGCATCAGATATATCGCTGTAATATTTTTCATCGTCAGGGTTTTCCCTTTTTTTGTAACAACTCGCAAAAATTAAGCTGTCTGCATCTACAAGTAAAATCATTCTTGATTATCTTTAAATATGATTTTTCCAAACCAAACAAATATTTTAGCTATAAATAACCATAAAACTATTGATATAAGTATTTTCATTATTTCAAGGTTTTTTTAAATTTTCTATATTTTTCTTTTAGGTAATCATTTTCTTCTTCAATTGCCTTTGTGCAAAAATAATGTAAAGATGGTATGTCATTTAGTAACTCCCTTGCATTTACCTCTATATCTATGTAACCCTGTTCAGGTTCTAAGGTTGTTACCTGTAAATGTACTACACCGTTACTGCTGTGTATTGATGTTATTCTGTCTAAAAAAAATTCATTGTGTTCCATTCTATTCTGTTTTTATTTTAATATTTGCGTAATGCCTGCCTCTTTCTGTTTTCTTTACTTGGTAGCTGATTATAACATCAGTTATATTTGAGTCTTTAGATAAAAGATTTTCAATATCAGTTTTTAAATCCGACCAAAGTGTTTCTCCTATTACCATAATTAAATCATTGATGCTTCAAAACAAGTTCCTGAACAATGCTGATACTCCACTTCTACTGCAGCACCACACTCGGGGCATTCATAGCCCCCATCCATATCGTAAGCAGGGTTTCCGTAGTTTAAATAGTCATCGTTCATATCTTATTTTATTAAGGTTAAATCTAATTGCTCTGCTACATAATTGATATGCTTTTGGGTTGTCATACTCCAATAACCCAATTGCATTAATTTTGAACCTGAAATAGTTGCAACGTGAGTTGTATAACTCCAAACCTGATTTCCTCTGATACTTAAATTTTGTTTGTACTTGTCTAACATTTTGTTCTGTTTTTAATTGATTAAAAAAATGTGTGTTTTGATTTTATTTTAATGTTGTTGTTTTCACCTAAAACCTGCTTTAGTATATTAGGAGATTCTCCGTTCTCAATAGCAAGATTAAGTAGTTTAATCAAATTATCTTTAATAGTGTTGTAATCATTAATATCTAAAGATATTGTTAGTTTTACTTTTGTCTTTTGTATTTCTACTTTCTCAGCGTTTAGTTTCATTTTGTTCTGTTTTTAATTATTAATTATACACAAATATAAACATTTTTGTTAATAAAACAACTATAAAACAAAAAAACTTTTAAATTATTTTTTATTTCTCATTCAGGTTAATTATAACAGCATCGTTTTCCGTTAGCAAATAAACGTCTTTAAGCAATCTTTTCTTTGTCCACATCGTTGTGTCAGGGCAATACTTTTTAATTGCCTTAGGCATCTTTAAAGTGTTCAACCAATACATAAAATTACCTTTCGGGTCGTTTACAAAATATAGTTTTATAATATCATCATCCAAATCCATTAAAGCATCATACTTATCTTTTTCAAGCATTTTATCTTCATAGTATTTATTTCTGAATTTCATTTCAATTACACAGCGTGAGCGCTTGCCATTCTTTTCAGGTGTAAAACCCTCTGCATCCCATTTAGTATATCCCTCGCCTGTATGTTTTAAATCCCAACCATCAAGATTAAGAATCATTACAACTGCTTTCTCGAATTTATTTATTTTCTTTATCCCCATTATTCCAAATTACGTTTAAATCTTTTATCCATAATTTTATGATTTTAGGGTTGCAGGTACAAGGTTTGTAATAACCGTGTTGATGATATTTTGAGTGTAATTGGCACACCAATTCAAATTCTTCAGCGGATAGGTGTGACTTTGTACCCAATCTAAATTTCGCCCAATCTTTTTCGTCATATTTTTCAAATTTTACCATCTTTCAATTTTTATTTCATTTAGTTTTTTTCTCCTTTCAGGACAGTTACATTTTGTTCCTTTGTATTTATGGTAAGAATCAACAATGTATTTTATACCTGTGAACTTTGTAATGTAGTAAATAAAATCACCTAATTTCATATTGTATTTCTTTTAAATTACTTTGTTTGTTATAATAAGCCATAAATTCAATATCATTTGAAGAACCCTCTCTAGGTTTCCTGCCACCAACTTTTATGTCACCCTTTAATTTTTCAGTTCTTGAAAATATAATTCCGTCATTACAAGCCCAAAGGATTACTGACTGTTGTTTTTTGTCTTGAAGTTTAATCAATTTTTTTACAGATATTGGTAAAGGGTATGATAAATCTATATCTTTTAACCTGCCTTTTACCTCTAAAAAAAATAAAAACCTGTCATTGTCGTAAATAGCAAAATCTATATCATTTTGCCCTAATTTCTTTTTATTAAAACCAAACATCTTGCATAAAAAATCTGATGCTTTATTTTCCCTGTCTAAGTCTTTTATTGTTTCAAATCTAACTGACATTTATAATAATTTTTTTAATTTAGATTTAACTTTGTTGTATGTATTGTAAAGTGAGTAATAATGAATGAAAGATTTTCTTGAAAACTCTGCAATGCTTTCGCCTTTGTTTATGATTTCAAATACCTTTCTGTCGTACCAATACATTCTAGATAATTCTTCTAAGACTTTTTCATTGGCAGCTTCATAGTCAACATCATTATAATTTAACTGTATATTTTCTATTGGTACAAAAACAATATTTTTATTTTTTCTTTTTAAATCTATAAAAATTGAATTTAATGCTTTAAATATAAAATAATAATTAATCTCATCATTATACATTATATTGTTTCCGTGTTTTTTAAGGTATTTATCAACCTTAATGTACATTTCCTGCACAATATCTTCAGCAGTTTCTTTAGTACAACCAAAACTCATTACAATTTCAATCCACGTTTGCTGCTTTTTAGCAATTAAAATTAAATACTTTTCATTCATTTTAAAGGGTCATAAATATTATCTACTGTATGAGGTAATCCGTAATCATTAACTGTGAAACTAAATGTTTCAAAAGGGTAGCCTCTTGATAGTTTGCACTTAACAGTAACCCATTCTTTGTTTACCGTATTTGCAATTAGTTCAATATGGGTTTCTACCTTTTTTGCAAGGTATGAACCAAGATGACCCGACATTTTATCGGAACCATAATTTTGGTGTATAACACTTAAAATATGACAATTATATTGCGTACTTATTCTCATTAATTCCTGCACCACATAATTTGATTGTTCTATATTATTAAAATCCATACATAAATCTACAACCCCATCAATAATAACAAAAGATTGTTCTTTAATTTTATACTTTAAATAATATTCAATGAACTTTAACCTGTCATTTGTTGCTGTGGTTCTTAATCCAAAGGTATGATATTTTTTCTTATCAACATTTCTATCCATATCAAACACCCTTTGAAAGACGTTTTGGCAATGCCAAGTCCCCTGTTCTGTGTCAAAGTGTATTAAGTCGCCGTTGCCTCTATGTCCTTTAATACCGCCCCCGTAAACGTTTTTACCGCTTAGAAATACTGAAGCTAATAGTGATGTAAAAAAAGTCTTTTTTGTTTTTGGTGGCGCAGATATAACACTAAGGTTTCCAAACGTGCATAAAGGTATTGGTAATATGCTGTCCCCTTTGGGCGACCTTTTTACTATTTCGCCAAATGATATAGCAACAGGTGGGTATTCTAATTTTTTTTCAACATCAATGGTAGATTCGTGTTCTATAAATTCCATTAACATATTGTGTTCTGTTTCTTGTTCTGTCATTTTATAAAGATATAAAAAAAAAAGGTATTGATAATTAAACCAATACCCATTTTTTAGGTTAGTTGATAATTAAAAAGGTAAATCAGCAGTTTCTTCTTTAGAAGTTTCTGATACAACCTGTTTATCTTCGCGTTCAGCTAAGAAAATTTTACCACTATTACCATCAACCTCATTGATAAATACCACTTTACCATTTCCTAAGTAATTAGGTTTCACACCTGCATCACGTTCTTCTTTGGTTCTACTATCCATTAAAGCAACGTTATTACCGAATCTTGTTTCATCGTTAATAGCAATTGTAAGATTGTACCATACAGCACCATCTTTACCTGTTACAAATTTCTCCTTTGGCAATTTAGCCACATTGATACTACAATTAATTAATGCTCCCATTTTTTATTTATTTAGTTATTATTAATATTTACTCTTCTTTTAATATTTATTTATTTTTGGTAATTGTTGGTCAACTGTAAATTTAAAATATTTTACAGCAGGGTTTCCATCTAAATAAAAGTTCCAAGCCTTTATGGACATTCCTAATATCCAATAGAAACTTAATGGTTCTTTATTTATTTTTGAATTATATAATTTACTGTAAAGGTAACTTGTAGCAGTTCCATCCTGCCTTGTAATTCCATAAATGTTTTTTATAAAATCATAGACTTTACTGCTTGGATTTTTACCGCCAATTAAGTAAGCTATAAAAGATAAGTTTGCAACACCTAAAAATTTGGTGGTTGGTTTATTATAAATGTTAGCAACGTTCCTTATTATTTCCTGAACCCAATCATTATTTTCTTTACAAAAATCTAATATTTGTTGGTTAGTTAATGTTTCTGTTCTGTTATAAGCATTGACAAATTTTGCCTTTGATTGTTTTATTTCATACTTATAAATTAACTTTACAAAAGAAGATAATGTACCACAATTTTTAAATCCATTTAAGCCTAAAACATCAATAGAAGACCTATTTTTTCCTGTGTCGTATGTTGCCATTGTATTTTTCATAACACCCCTTACAACAGGTATATGGAAAGATAAACCTGCCTTAGCAATAGCCATTAGCCTGTGCTGACCATCTAAAAGTTTGTTATTATTGTCAAATACTATGCTTTCGCCATTTTCTAAAAATAAACCTTTTTTCATTTGCTCAACTAAAAACATAACGTTTCTTGGAGATTCTTTCCTGTTTTGTGTGTTGTAGCTTAAATAATTTTTTGCTACCTGTGGAGTAATGTAAACCAAATCTACTGATAAATTACTTCTTTTTTTTGTCGTTACCTTATAATTAAGGTTTGTTAAAACTTGTTCCATCATATTATTGTTTATTTAATTATTAATTATTTTTTAAATGATTCTGATTCGTCTTCGCCAAATACGCCGAGTTCGTAAAAACCTGTTAATTTCAATACTGCTCTTGACATTGCTCTTTTTTCTGCCATTTCTGCAATATACCAACTGTTTGTATTTCCATCTTTATAGCCCTCGCCTTTTAAAGCTGAACCAAAAGTTTCAATTTTCTTACCATCCTTTTCTGCTGATGCTTTAAATACAGCGAAATTAGTTTCACACCTTATAACTTCATAAGCTACATTCATTTGCTCGTGGGCTTGTATCTTGTCAATACCCTGTCGTGTGATAATTGTGTAATGCTGATGCTTAAAAAAATCAGTCTTGTCTAAGTTGTACTTTTTGTACAGTTCCATTAATTTGTCTTTGTTCATTTGTCTATTATTTAATTATTATTACTTACTACATCTAATTGTGCCTCTAAGAAATCTATTTTATCTAACAAGGCTTTTACCCTGTATTCATAAAGTTGTATAACTGATTCCGATTGTTGTGGATTAAGTGTTGCCATTAGTCTAAATTTAAAAGGGTTGATTTTACTATTTCTAGTCTTTTAAAAAGTTCTAATTGAACAAAAGCATCCTTAGTGCGGATTGCTATGTCTAATTCTTTTTGCAGGTCTTTAACCTCTTGCTGTAAAGTTTGTCTTTGTGTAACCATTTTTGTTCTGTTTTAATTATTATAAAGCAAATATATAAACTTTTTTGTTAATAAAAAAATAATAAGACAAAAAAAAAGGAATAAAAATTAATTTAGACCCTTTTTTCAAGTTTAATAGACAGAACAAAACAAATGTAGGACTTTAAATTGAATTAAACAAATCTTTATATTTTAATATTAAATCTTCCAATTCAAACGTGTGGTATTTTATTATTTCTTTAGCCTTTATATGTAATCT